ATCTTCGATATAACACAGACAAAGAACGCTGCTGAAGAACAGATTGCTCTCAATAAATTTCTAACAGCCGTGCAGGAGCAGCCGGAGTTTGACCCGGAGAAAGTTAGAGCAGCCGGTTTTGCTAAGGGTCAAGCAGAAGCCCTTTTTGAGCAGGGCCGACAAGCAGGTATGGCAGAGATAGAGGCGGATGCCGATCTCGACGCTGCCGGTCCACAGCAGATTATACAGCACACTCCTGAAGGCATTGAAAAGCTAAAAGCCGCCGGACTGTGGAATGATGACATGGATCGCTTGACCAACCCCAATTATGTCGATCCTAAAGTTTCTAAGATGGAAGCGGCGGGTAACGTGTTCGATAGGAGCATTCAAACAGGCATAAAGGGTGCTGGGGCAGCGTCTGTGGTTTACGATCCCTTTGGCACTGCTATAGAAGAGACTATCGATACTCTCAAAGACAAAACTTTAGGCAAAGTTGTTGGTGGCGGTGCAGCACGAAAAATACCGTTCGTCAACCTTGCCATACCGGGAGGATTTGGGTTTCCCGCACTGTCCGGAGACTACGAAGAGGAGGATATTCTCGCAAAGGTTTTCGGTGGAACCCGTGATGATTTTGCAGGTATGACACCAGAAGAATTAGCACCATATAGAGCAGCGTATAAACAAGCTGCTGAAGCTGCTAAAGAAAAGGAAAAGCAGCAGACGATGTTTAAAGCATTCGGGGCTATACCCGAATCAGCCGACCCAGAAGGGTTTATATCAACCATAGACAGAGGGAGCAACCCCAATGCCCGATAATAATTATAACTACGGTGCGGACTACATCATGAATTCGCCGAACACTTCGGTCGATGACGCAATGGGTTCGAACCAGTTGTATCGTGAGGGACTTGAGTTCGATACCAAGACCGCACAGGGTGTTTTGACTGAAGATATGCCGAAGAAGCAAACTAAAGCTACAGTTGAAGCATCTCTTTTCAGCATGGCTGAACAGCGAGACTACTAAGAAAGCGAAAGAATGGCTGACAATTTCCTAGAGCCGGAAGACGATCAGACCATCCCCCTCGTCGAACCGACGGAGCGGATGCCCGGTCTCGCCGGATATATTCGTGCGAAATTTGATGATGCTGAAAACGGGCGGTACGTTTACGAGCAACGATGGCTCCAAGCGTACAAGAACTTTCGCGGCATCTACGATTCGACGACACAGTACCGCGACTCCGAACGATCTCAAGTCTTCATCAAGATTACGAAGACCAAAGTTCTTGCGGCGTATGGGCAGATTGTTGACATTCTTTTCGCTAACAAAAAGTTTCCGCTCGTAGTCGAGTCTACGCCGATGCCAGAAGGTATTGCGGAGTTTGCACATATGCGTACTCCGGCGGATGAAGCCACCCAAAGCGATCCGTACGGTTTCCCCGGCGATGGTCGCGAACTCGCACCCGGTGCCATGTCCGCATCCGAGCCGCACGTCTTGGGATCGTACGGCAAGGAGTTTGGAGATGCGATCCTTCCGGGTAAGGCGAAGGTCGGTGAGCCACAGTTTGAGCCTGCAAAAGAACAGGCTCGGCGTATGGAAAAGTGCATCCACGATCAACTCCTCGACTCGAATGCCGTCAACGTATTTCGCAAGGCGATCTTCGAATCTGCCCTGCTCGGTACGGGTATTGTAAAGGGTCCGTTCAACTTCCACAAGCGTGTTCACAAGTGGCAGCGTGGGGAAGAAGGAGAGCGATCTTACGCGCCGTACGAAAAGACGGTGCCGCGTATCGAAGCCGTATCCGCATGGGACTTCCATCCTGATCCGTCAGCAACCTCGATAGAGGATTGTGAGTACGTCATCGAGCGTCACCGCATGAACCGTCAGCAGCTTCGCAGCCTAATCATGCGCCCGCACTTCGACGCGCAAGCCATTCAGGAGTGCCTCGCAAAGGGACCGAACTACGAGGACAAGTACTACGAAGACACGATCCGTGAAGACGAAACGGAGCCGTACGTAGCCGAGAACCGCTTTGAAGTTCTCGAATACTGGGGCGTCTTGGATGCCAAGTTTGCTGATGAGGTGGGCATGGAAGAGGCCCGCGACATGTCCGAGTTCGACCAGATACAGGTCAACGTCTGGGTGTGTGGCAACATGGTTCTTCGCTGTGTCGTCAACCCGTTCACTCCGGCACGCATTCCGTACCAAGCGTTTCCGTTCGAGATCAATCCGTATCAGATTTGGGGTGTGGGCGTTGCGGAGAACATGGAAGACGCACAGATGCTGATGAACGGCCACGTGCGTATGGCAATCGACAACCTCGCCCTCGCCGGTAACTTGGTCTTCGATGTGGACGAAGCGTCACTGGTGCCCGGACAGAACATGGATATCTTCCCCGGTAAGATATTCCGTCGTCAGTCAGGCGTCACGGGTACGGCCATCAACGGTCTCAAGTTCCCGAACACGGCACCCGAAAACATACAGATGTATCAGATCAGTCGCCAACTAGCTGATGAGGAGACGGGTATCCCGTCGATCATGCACGGCCAGACAGGCGTAACCGGCACCGGACGTACGGCAGCAGGACTGTCGATGCTGATGGGCAGCGCGGGCCTGTCGATGAAGACGGTCATCAAGAATATCGATGACTACCTCTTGAAGCCTCTTGGTGAAGCGTACTTCCAGTGGAATATGCAGTTTAATGACAATGCAGAAGACGTAGAGGGCGACTTGGAGATCAAGCCTCGCGGTGTGGCGGCAGTTATGCAAAAAGAGGTACGCACCCAGCGTCTCACCTCTCTCTTGCAAACCGTCTCGAACCCGATGCTAGCTCCGTTTGTGAAACTGCCGAACCTCATGCGAGAGTTGGCAATCGCACAGGACATCGACCCGGACAGCCTCGTCAACGATGTCAACGAAGCACAAGTATACGCACAGATGTTACAAGGGATGATGCAAGATGCTCAACAAGCAGCAGGCGCAGAAGCTGGCGGCGCTCCTCCACAGCAAGGAATGGCCCCTAATGGAGGAGTATCTGGCGGACCTCCGGGAGGTGACGATTCAGGCCGTGGTAATGGCACAATCGGAGTCGGAGTTGCGCCAAACGCAGGGGAAGCTGGCTTTACTGGAAATGCTCCTCAAATTGAAGAGTAGTCATGAGGCAGTAGTGAGGAACGATGGCTAGACGAACATACACACCTGAAGAATATCAGTCACAGTTTGTAGACTTTTACAACATGGGCGGCATCGATGTTGCTGTGGCCCCTACAGCAGGGGAAGAGAAGACAGACGAACCCGTCCGTCCGAATGTTTTGACGCCTGTGTCGGAACGCGGTGAATCTCCGGGTGTGTTTAGTGCGATTCCGCTTTCTGGATCAGGTCAACAGTTTGGGACTGAAAATTACGTCGATTACATTAAAAATTTTGATACGGGAAAGAAAGTAAACTTTAGCGACGACGGCTTTCAAAAATACTTAGAAGCGAATGCAGGATCGGCGATAGCCGGACTAGCGATGGGTCCGGTAGTTGGCGGCTTGGCGTACGGAGCGGCTTCTCTCGCACGGAAAGAGCATCGCAAGAATGCCGAAGCCATACAAGCATCCGATGGCATGGCAGGCGACATGTTTAAATTCAACGGACAGACCGTTAGTCGCGCCCCCGGCAGTAAGGTCTTCACGGGTAGTTTGGGCGGCTTGAGTCACGCGGATATGTATCGTAGCCGTGAGATAGCGAAGGGTTTTATTCCGGGAACCATGCAAGAAAGAGCGGGCACTGCGCGGGGAGCGGGTCCGCAAGGTATGCCGGGTGTTTCCGGTCTGACAGGTGTGACAAGTGTCGAAGGCGCAATCATGGACCCCTTTGGCAGGGGACACTCAGGACAGCGGGATGAGACCGGTTCCATGATGGTAACTGCCGGACAGGCTCAACGGATGCGCGAACAAGAGTTTCGCGACATGGCGGCTAGAAACAACATTAACATTTCTGACTTGAAGGGCGCGGACTTTGTAAATGCGGCTGTGGCGTATAAGCAGCACGTAGACGGGATTATGCGACAGGGTCGGAGTTTCTTTGCTAGAACGAGCGACATGTCTCCGGCTGATTACAACGCTGCTCTAGATCGACGCCGGGAAGTTGGGGCGGACTATTTGCGTAATAAGTATAGTGTTTCCACTCCTGTGGTAACAATCAGAAGCGACTTCAGGGTGCAACCGGACGATCCAGCCGGAGATGATCCGGGAATTCAAACTAGCTTGCAAGAGAAAGTACAAACCGCCGCAGCCCAAGAACAACAAAGACAACAGGAAGATCGAGACTCCGGTTTGGTAACGCCGGGGACAGACCCCTCTTTTCCATCTGGAAAAGGAGGTCCGGGCGAAAGGTATCGGGGTTCAGTATCAGTAGATACTTATGATGGATATAAAACAGTCGAAGATGATAGCGCAGGATTCGACTACAGTGGTTTCTTTAAGGAAGGCGGTCGTGTCGGTATGCAAGCGGGTGGCGCAGCCCAGCGTCCTGTTCCCGAAGCAGGCTTTGTGGCCGGTCCACCTGAAAACTTCACAGAGCGTGAGACCGTAGCTGACGATCAGAACGGAGCGGTTCCAGAGGGTACGTTTGTCATCAACGCAGCGGCTGTGGAGTTCGCCGGATCGAACGACATTCGCAAAATGATTTTAGATGCTTATTCGACTGCTCGTGAAAAAGGACTTGACATTGGCCGCGTAGATCGTAAACTATATGAAGGTACTGTAGACGTTGCTTTATCTAAGGGCGAAGTTGTTGTACCCCCTGACTTAGCCAAAATTATTGGCTACGATCGTCTCGAAAAAATCAACAATCGTGGCAAGAAAGAAGTCTCTCGTCGTCAGAAGAAGGCGGGAGGTGGATTCCTCGACGGAAAAAAGTACGCAGAGGGCGGTGAAGCACCGAAGACTCTTCCCAAGCGAAAGCCGAAGAAAGAAGCTCTCGCTGACGTAGAACTCCGGGCTGATCTGGAAGAGTTTATCAAAGATGACAATCTTGCTCGTCTAGGCTTTAGTCTCTATGAGTCAGGGGACTTAAAGTTAATCGGTATGCCTCTACCCAGAGGCGCAGCAGGTGCAACATTCGGTGGTCAATACTTTCCTAAGCAGGGAGAAGATGAATATCCGGTATATCCTTCAGGAGTGAAAGAAGTAGAAAATCCAGCAGATGCGTCACCCATAATTAAAGAAAGAGCATCTGCCGCAGGTTTTATTATGGATCAAGAAGGAGAAGAGAAAGCGCCTACAGCGGTTTACTTCTCAGAGCCTATGCCGCGCTTCAATGCTGATCGTGCATCTGTTTTTATTACTTTAGCGCATGAACTCAGACACGCGGCTTTAAATCATCTAGCCAATGAGTACGGCGTACCGCAGGAGACGTTATCGACTGAAGAGCGGGTGATGGACTTTTACGACGAAAAAGCTCGTCGAGAAGCATCGAAAAAGAACAAGTCTGTAAACAGAAAGTTTTCTCCGGAATCTTTAGATATCGATAAGACTAGCGCAAGACAGATTCCTAAGTACGCAAAAAAGCACGATATGTACGAAGAAATAGCGGGTCTCGTTTTAAAAGAACGAGGATACCCTGAACGTGCAGTACGAAAGGGACGTTTAAAAAGATTTATAGATAGCTTTTTAAAATAATTCGCTGGCTACCCGCGCAACGCGGCCCCAGCACAACCGGAGCGGCCACCCACAGCCAAGTGGCACCGCGAGTGAGGTAAATAAATGGCAAAGCGAGTAAAAGGCCATCGTGCCAACAAACCGAACGATTCTTTCGGCACAGTAAACAGCGACACGCTGTATCGTGGTAATTATCGTGATGAAGTCTATCAAGACGAAGACGATAATGAATCTGACGAAACTATGGAAGCTCAAGATGCGGACCCCAAAGAGGCTACTCCCCAAGAGACAACGAGTTTCGTAGAACAAAAACAAGAACCAGACCACGACTACAAGAAACGATACGACGACCTAAAGAAACACTACGACACAAAGGTCAACGAGTTCAAGCAGGAAATTGCCGACTTGAAGACGGCTATGCAGCAAGCACCCCAAGCACAGATGCCCGAAGGTGTAGCAATGCCTAAGACGCCGGAAGAACTGCAAGCATTCAAAGACCAGTACCCGGAAGTGTTTGAAATCGTACAGACCGTTTCTTCACTCCAAGCTGAATCCCAGCTATCCGAACTTCGTAACGAACTCGGTACGATCAAAGAGCGGGAGAAGCAACTCGAAAAGCAGAAAGCCTATGAGGAACTGCTACGATTGCATCCGGACTTTGATGACCTCAAAGGGGACGACAAGTTCCTTGAGTGGCTCGGAGAACAGCCGGAGTCTATCTCCGACGGCATCTACAAGAACAATACCGATGCACGTTGGGCGGCACGAGTACTCGATCTGTACAAGGCAGATACGGGCCAAACAAAGAAGCGTACCAAGTCTAAAAACTCTGCTGCTGACGCCGTAACACGCTCACCGGCACGAGAGGTTCGCACCACAAATGCGAACGAAAAGATTTGGAAGGCTTCAGAAATCGGCAAGATGAAGCCGTGGCAGTTCGAACAGATGGAAGCTGAACTCGACGCTGCACGGGCAGAAGGCCGAATAGACTACAACAACTAAACCTTAACCTCCAAATAGGAAGGATGATCAAATGGCTTTTGGTCGCGCTGCAGGTCATAATAACCTGCCTTCCGGTAACTTTACACCGGAAATCTTTAGCCAGAAAGTTCTCAAATTCTTCCGTCGCGCTTCGGTTGCTGAAGATATCACGAATACCGACTATGCTGGCGAAATTGAGAATTTTGGCGATACGGTTCGCATCATTAAAGAACCGACCATCACTGTATCGAGCTACTCTCGTGGTTCGGTTGTAAACCCGCAAGACTTGGCTGACGATCAGACAACTATGGTTGTCGATAATGCCAACGCTTTTGCATTCAAGATTGACGACATCGAAGAGCGTCAGTCTCACATTAACTTCGAAGCACTTGCTACCTCGTCTGGTGCGTACTCGCTCAAGCGTAAGTACGACGCCAACATCCTGCAAGCTATCTCCGACGGTGCTGGTATTGCCGGTGCTGACGACGCTTCGCTTTCGGGTGGCCTGACCACCACCAACACTTCTCTTGGTAATGCTACTACCCCGATTGATGTTGCGGGTACGAAAGACAACGCAATTAACCTGATGCTCACAATGGCACGTACTCTGGACGACCAGAGCGTTCCGGAAGAGAATCGTTGGTTTGTTGCTCCTCCGGCATTCTATGAGAACCTGTTTGGTGCAGGTGCTAAGTTTGCCGAAGTTCAGGTAACTGGCGACGGCACTTCGCCGCTGCGTAACGGCCTTGTCATGCAGGGCAACATCGCTGGCTTTGCTTGTTACAAGTCTACTGCTCTAAACTCGACCGGTGGTACCGATCAGGTTACCTTGAGTGGTTTGGCAACTGACGGCTCTGAGAACATCGTTCTCGCTGGACACATGTCCTCAACTGCAACTGCTTCGCACATTGCGAAGACTGAAGTTGTACGTTCGACTGAAACCTTTAGCGATATCATTCGTGGACTGCATGTCTTCGGTCGGAAAGTTCTCCGTCCGGAAGCCATCGTTCGCGGCGTTATCGACTTTGCGTAAGGGAGGCTAACTAATGGCTGTATTTACTATTACTGGTATTGGTTCCAGCGGCTATGCTGGCGACCTTCCTAACGCTAAAGTTTACCGTCAAGTTGTAGACTTTACCAAGTTCACCGTCGCTGCTGGCGACATCGTTGAAGTCTTTTCTCTTCCGGCTGGCACAATGGTGCTGGGTGCCGGTTAC